TGGTCGCGGCGTTGGCCCCTTCGCCCGTGGTCGCGGCGTTGGCCCCTTCGCCCGTGGTCGCGGCGTTGGCCCCTTCGCCCGTGGTCGCGGCGTTGGCCCTGTAGCCCGTGGTCGCGGCTTCCGCGCCGCTCTCCACCAGCTTCGCGATCTTGTCGCTGTCCGCGCCGCTGATCAGCACCGTCTGCTCGACCTTCGTCTTTGCATCCAGCTCACCGAACACGCGATCAGCCAGCCAACCAGAGTCGTCGTAGCGCTTGTCGGCCTGCAGCGCGCCGTAGACCTCGGCGAACTGGCCGCCCTGCGGGAACTTCTCCAGGAACCAGCGGTAGCCATCCGCGCAGGCTTCCCAGCCTTTGACTCGATCCTTCGTGATCGCCAGCTTGTCGACCACCTGTTCCGTGCTCTCTGCCATCTCTTGCTCCCAAGGCCCCGGGGTGGGGCGATGGGATTGACTGTATACAAGCACGACTAGCATTGCAAGCGAAACTTGTGCTCGCCGATGAAAAAAGTTAGCCTTGTGTGGTGGCGATAACATTCGCCACTCAACCAACTGGGAGGACTACATGAAAAAACTGTTGATAGCCGCTGCCGCGGTTGTGCTCACCGCGTGCGGCGGTGGAGGCGCCGACTCTCCCGAGTCACCCCCTGCTACCTCAAGGACAAACCTGCTCTTTCTCGGCAACAGCCTGACCTACTACCCGACTTCTGCCACGTACAACGGCGACATTTCGCAGTGGGGCCAAGGCGGCTGGGGGATGGCTGCGAGCGCGCCGGAGAAAGACTTCGTCCACATCGTGGCGACCGCGCAGAAGCTGCCATTCATCGCTATGAACCTGGCAGACAACGAGCGCGACGGCGCTGCTCCACTGCCTGCCTTCACAGTGGGAGCGGGGACGGTCGTCGTGCTGCAACTAGGCGACAACGGCTTGGCCGCCAAGTATTCAGAACTGGTCGGTCGCGCCAAGGCGGGCGCGAAGGTGGTCTGCCTGTCGTCATGGGGATCATGGCCTGATCGCGACGCGGCCATGAAGTCCCAGTGCCAAGCCAGTGGCGGCACATGGGTTGACATCAGCGACTTGCGCCAATCCTCGATCAACGTGGGCGCCTACGGCCACCCGAACGACACCGGAATGGCTCAGATCGCAGCGCGGATCAATGCCGCGCTGCTCTGAGAATCAAGGCCAGTCGACACCTTTCAGCGTGGCGATGACGGTGAGGCCGTCCGCTGCGCTGTCTAGGGGCGCATAGCCGCGCTGTCGGGCAACAGCCTGCCAAGACCCTCCCGGGCCTTGCTGGAAATCTCTCAGGTAGTGGTTGCCGCTACTGTCCCGCACCAAGACTGGGCGCCCCGCCACGGGAGTGCGTGAGGGGTCTAGTCTCGCGATGCATCCACGGTAGATCTCTGGCGCCAAAGCGTCATCTATCACTTCCAGCTCGAAAGGCTGGTTCAGGTTTGCCTCCATCAGTGCCTCCCATGCGATTCGTCGGATGGGCAGTGTGGGGCGCGCGTGGCTCATATCGTGCGCCACCCCCAATCGGTGGGGGTTGAGATCATCTGCGATTAGCGACTCCACGGTGGTACCGAGGGCGCGCGCCACGTAAGCCAATCGGGCTCGTTTTGGCGCCGTCCCTCCTTCCTCGGGTGGCTTCTCCCATTGCTGGACGGTCTGCCACGCCAGCACCTTAGACGCCCCCTCCAGCTTAGAAACCTCCTGCGCGACCTGTTGATGACTCCAGCCCTTCGCTAGGCGAAGGCGCCTGATCTCTTGGTGAATGCTCATGCCGGGAGTTTTTCTTGTGGTTTTGCACCGCACAACGCAAGACTGGCTAGCAATGCTAGTGAAACTAGCGTATATTGGTGGCCATGGAAGCCAAAACCAGCCCCAAAGAAGTCGTCAAGGCCGTCATCAAGCACCTTGACGGCCCGGTGAAAGCCGCCCAGATCCTTGGAGTTCCTGGGGGCCGCTATCAAACCGTCCAGCAGTGGGCGCTCAACGGCGTGCCAGCCGAGTGGTGCCCTGTCATCGAACGTGTGACGCGTCGCAAGTTCCGGTGTGAGGAACTTCGCCCCGACGTTGAGTGGGAGGTCGTCCGCAATCGGAAGCTCAACGTGCGCGGCCGCGCCCCCGAAGAGCGCGCCGAATCCGCCACCGCCGACGCGCAGGAGTGAGCTGCCATGCGCGGCACTCACCTCCACCTCCTCAGCTCGGCTGCCAGCTCTGGCTCGCCGTCTCTGGCGAGTGACCGCGCGACCAGCTCGAACAGCACCAGCACCTGCTGGTACGCCCATTCGGCTTCTTCTTCGGTGATTCGTCTCATCTCTGCTCGCCGCCCTGCGGTGGGCGCCTGTTCCGTAAGGCCCTTGCGTGGCCGATTCCCCCAAGCGGGGGTCAAGCGGTGCGGGCGCCCACCGGAGGCCGAAGGCTTCCAACTCCTCCACCAACCGCGATGGGAATCGCTTCGCACCATGGATCGCAGTTTTCTCCCCACCCAATGGAAAGGTCGAGACACCTCTGGACAGGTCTCGACGGCTCCTGGACTTTTCACCGATGTCGTCGAGCTCGCGCCCATGCAGCTCGCGGACACCGCATTCATTCGGCACTGCACCTGGGATTCGTCCCTGCGCTACGCCGTGCAGCGCTCCGGCGCCGACGACTACGAGGTCGCCAACGACATCCCGGTGTCGCACAGCTACATGAGCAAGATCCTCAAGGGCACCGCTGGCTTGCACGGCAACAAGCTCGTGACCTTCATGCGCCGTACGCGCTCGCTGGCTCCGCTGCAGTGGCTGGCTGAGCAAATGGGCGCCGAGATCGTGCTCAAGGACAGCCAAGCCCAGCGCATCGCCGCGCTGGAGGCCGAGCTGAAGCAGCTCACCGCGGCGCGGCTATGAGCGACTGCGCTGAAGGAGACGCTATGCCCATGACCACCGAACAGCGCGAGGCCCGTGCCGCCAAGCGTCGGGCTGCGACCGTGGCCCGTCACGACGCCTTGAGGGCCGATGCTTTGCGTATCGCAAACAGGGTGCCGGCCGAGTACCAGGAGTGGGGCTCGAACCGCACGCGAGCTTGGGAGTTCCTTTCGGCTCGTCTGCGTGGCTTGGCTGCTCGAAAGAGAGTTCGACCCGGGCAGATCCGGTCCGCAATGGATCACGTCCAGAGCATCAACAGCATGACCGTTGAGCAATGCGTCAAGCTGATTCGACGCATGACCGGCGCCTGACCACCCCGAGGCACCCTTGACCGACAACACCAACCAGACCATGGCGCCGCGCCAACAGAGGAGCAGTAATGCGTGAGTACGGCAAGGTCTTCTCCAGGATCTGGGAGAGCGAGGACTTCCGCCGCCTCTCCGAGGATGGGCAGAAGCTCGTGATCTACCTGCTGACCTGCACGCATGGGACGCTCGCGGGCGTCTTCCGGGTACCGGACGGGTACGCCTGCGAGGACCTTCAGTGGTCTTCGGAAAGGGTTTCGAAAGGGTTCCAGGAACTGTTGGCAAACCGTTTCGCAACCCGGTGCGAGCGCACAAAGTGGGTGTGGGTCTTCAAGTACCTGGAATGGAACCCGCTGGAGAACCCGAATCAACGCAAGGCGGCGGTCAAGATCGCCCAGCAAGTGCCTAGCGATTGCATCTGGAGCCCAGGATTCATCGGGGTTTGCGGCGAGTCGATCGGTCTTCAAGTGCCCGAAGAAATGAACCGTTTCGAAACCCTTCCGGAAGGGTTCCTTAACCAGTATCAGGAGCAGTATCAGGAACAGGAGAAGGAGCAGGAACAGGAACAGGTTGCGCCCAAGTCGCCTTCGGCGCCAAGGCCGCGCCCCGTCAAGTCCGAATCGCCGACCTCCGAGACTTGGTCCTCATACGCCGAGGCCTACACCGCCCGCTACGGAACCGATCCGGTTCGCAACGCCAAGGTCAACGGCCAGCTTGCGCAGCTCGTGAGCCGGCTGGGCGTCATCGAGGCCCCGCAGGTAGCCGCGTTCTACGTCGGGCACTCCAACGCCTTCTACGTCCGATCGATGCATTCGGTGGGGCTGCTGGTGCAGGACGCAGAGAAGCTGCGCACCGAGTGGGCGACAGGGCGGCGGATGACGCTCACCCAGGCGCTGCAGAAGGATCGAACTGCGACGAACGGCAACGTCTTCCAGGCCCTCATCGAGGAAGCGGAGGCCAGAAATGCCCAGTAAGGACCTCATCCAAGCCATCGCCGTCACGGCTGAGCTGTGCGGCCGGACCTTCAGCGAGGCCGCGGCGCGGGTCTTCTGCGACGACTTGGCGGCATACCCTGAGGAGCAGGTCATCCGGGCGCTGGCGAAGTGCCGCAAGCAGGTCAAGGGCACGCTGACGGTTCAGGACGTGGTGGCGCGGCTGGACGACGGCCGGCCAGGGCCTGAGGAGGCGTGGGCGCTGATCCCGCAGGGTGAGGACGCAACCGTCGTTTGGACCAACGAAATGGCGGCGGCCTACGGTGTCTGCGCGCCGCTGCTCAGCGCTGGCGATCGGATCGGTGCTCGCATGGCCTTCAAGGAGGCCTACCAGCGCGAGGTGATGGCGGCCAAGGATCAAGGCCAGCCCGCGAAGTGGGTGATCTCCCTGGGCTCGGATGTCGAGCAGCGCAAGCGCGTGCTGGCCGCGGCGGCCGAGGCTGGCCGTATCACGCCTGAGCTGGCCTACGAGAGCTGCCCGGCACTGCCTCCTCCCAAGTCGCTGCTGCTGGGAATGCCTGATCGGAACGAGAGGCGCATGAGCGAAGCGCGCCAGCAGTTCCAGGAGCTGGCAGACCGTATGCGCGGCGCCGTCGAAGACAAGGACCCGAAGGCTTGGGCGAAGAGGCTGCGCACGCTGGGCCAGGGTGGCATGCAGCTCACCGAGGGGCAGCGTGAGGCGTGGCGCGAAGCACTCGCGCACAGCGAAGGGAAGGCCCAGGACTTCGGTGGCTTCACTCCGATCCCGAGCGACGTGCTGCCGCCCGGGTTGAGGCGCGATCTTGAGCGCGAGCAGAAGGACAAGCAATGAACATTCAATCCTGCATGGGCGGCTGGTGCCGAAAGCGCGAGCGCTGCCCGAACTACCACGCTGCCAGCGAATCCCAGGTGCCTGACGAGCGCATTTGCGCGCCGGGCCGCGACGGTGAAGCTCGCTGGGATGTCGTGATTCCGATCAACACGCAACGCCTCCAGAGCGAGGCTGGAGAGACAGCATGAACGAGATCAACAAGGCGCTGGAGGCGCTGAAGGACGAAGACGGGGAGAACCGCGCGGTGCGTGCGTTCCTGATGATCTACGGCACGCCCGGGCTGACGGCCGCCGCGATGGCCGCGCACATGCGCCGCTCTGGGTTCGACTACGTGCCTGCGTGGGTCGAGCGTTCCCCCGAGTTCCTGACAAAGGCCGGCGCGCAATTGTGGCTGCGCATGCTGTTCGCTCTCGAGAACCCAGCAGCGCCGGTCCCAGGAGATGCGCCGCCGAAGCCCGACCGTGAAGACGCGCGGCGTTACTGCCATCCCGGTTTCCAGGAATGGCTAGACGAGTCGGTCACGGAGAACGGCGAGCACACCGTGTTCGACCTGTTGAGCAGTGTGCACGACGCCTATTCCGGCTTCTGCGCCTCTCCGAGCTACCCCGATTCCAAGTACGCCCCTTCGGCGCCGGCTGCTGGCCAATGCGGCGAATCCTGCGAGCGAGCCAAGCTTTGCGGTGCGTGCGCTCGTGGGCTGGAAGAGGTTCCGGAGCCTGCGGCCAGCGAGCGTGAAGCGTTCGAATCGTGGGCTCGGGATCAATGGGGCGACCGACCCGTGCCTAACAACGCTTGGCTGGGTTGGCAAGGTCGAGCGGCCCTCGCCGCATCCCAGCCCGATCCGGTGGAAGACCTACGGTCCGATGCGATGCAGGACATGGCATATGCGAATGGCGCGCAGGCAGGCTTCGCGCTGGGCATGCTTGAAGATCACGAGGGTCTGCGCAAGCTGATCGAGTCGCGTGCTGGCGCTCTCGGCGTGCTGAAGACTCTTCGCGCCTCCAAGCCAGCTCCGGTGGAAACCGTATCGTGCAAGTGGTGCTGCGGAACGGGTCGGTTCTCCGACCATGACTGCCGCTTCTGCGTCGGACGCGGAAAGGTGCGCGCCGCTCCGGTGGAAGCGCAGGCGGTGCCGGCAGGATGGTCCATCCGCCGAACCCCTGGGAAGGCTGAGATCGGGATCACCACACCTGAAGATGGTCCCGGCGGGATGTTCGTGTCGCCGAGTGATCGCGATCTTGCTCGGCGCGTGCTGTATGCACTGTGCGAATCCCTGTCCGCCTCCAACCAGAACGGAGGCGAGTGATGAAGCCCACCAACGAATGGAAGCTCTCGCCCCGCGAGGTCCAGTGCATCGAGCTGAGCGCCGAAGTTGGCATGGCAAAGCTGGTGGCCGACAAGCTGGGCATTTCGCTCTCGACCGTCGAGTCCTACCGCCAGAGCGCAACGAAGAAGGCTGGGGCCAGGAGCTTCCTGCCGGTGGTCGTGGCGTGGGATCGCAATCGCCGCACGAATAAGGGAGAACCCGCATGAACGCAAACCATGGATGCACCGGCAACTGCAACCAAGGCCGGAGCTGCACTTGCTCGCCCACGCCGCCGGAGTTCCGGTCGCCGCTGGCTGCGCTGCTTACTGGGTTCGTGGCGGCCATGGCTGTCTGCTGCACGGTGGTGCTGGTAGGGGTGGCGCTGTGATCCTCGTCCCAATTCGCACCGTGCCAGGGCTGAATGCGCGCGAGCACTTCCGCGTCCGGGCCAAGCGCGTTAGAGCGGAGCGCGATGCAACGCAACTGATGCTCAACGGCCAGCCCAGGCCTCCGATCCCCTGTAGCGTGCGGCTGACCCGCGTGGCGCCATCGGCTGGCGTGGATGACGACAACCTGGTTGGGGCACTCAAGGGCGTCCGCGACCAGATCGCGCTGTGGCTGCGTGTCGACGACAAGCACAGCAACCAGGTCCGCTACGTCTACGCCCAGAAGCGAGGACCGTGGGGCGTGGAGATCGAGTGGGGTGAGCCCGTCGCGGGCGCGCAATTTCAACTGCTGGGAGAGACGGCATGACCACCGCCATGCTCATCCACATCACCTTTCGCGAGCTGTTCGAGGTGAAGGATGCTGCCGGCAAGGTATGGCGCTTCGAGTGGCACGACTACTGCGGCGTCACGGTCCTGCGCAAGGATGGCAAAGCGATGCGGCATCAGCCCAGCAAGGAATCCCTCTTCTGGCCGGCGTTCGGAAAGTGGCTGAAAAAGCACAGGAGCAGCAAGTGAACCACGACCAAGACATGCGCTCCGAGCGCCCGAGCATCCTGGCCTACAGAGGCAACGGGGTGAACATCAAGTTCCTTTGCCCGCGCTGCGACAAGCCGCGGAACCAGCTTGGATCGAAGACTCGGCTGTTCAAGGGCATGCGCCGCAAGGTGTGCGCCCCCTGCGACTCGGAGATGGTGCGATGAGCGCCGTCACCCGCATCACCGGCGATCAAGTCGACAGCGCCAGCGAAGCCTACAGGCTGGAGTGCGAGGCCCGCGAGCTGCTGCGCCGCAACACCACTGACCGCCGCGAGTACCTGGCAGCCGTCGAGCGAAAGCGCGGCACCGAGGCTTGCGAAGAACTCAAGGCGGTGTTCCTGAAGCTGTGGGAGGCCAAGCCTCGGAAAGGAGCGTAGCGATGATCTTCGAATGGCTGACTAACGCAGCTAGCGCCCAGGCTGCTGCCGATGCTCAACGTCGTGCGATGGATGCCGAATTGCAGCTCCGCAGATACAACGCATTCTGCAACTTGCACAACCCGAACTGGCGAGGCGCAGCGGATCCGCCCGGAATCATCAACGTCGAACCGACTTGCAACTGCCGAAACTGCGGCGCCCCATTCGAGCCATCCGAAACACAGTGCAGCTACTGCAGGAGCGAGCGATGAGCAAAGGACTGGCACATCTCGTCAAGTCAGGCTTCAAACCTGGGTGTACTGGCAAGCAGCCTTTCACCCACTGGGCCGACGCCGAGCGCCGCGCGCGCATCATGCGCAACAACCACGAGACAGGCTGCAAAGTAGAGCCCTATCACTGCCAGGTATGCGGGAAAATCCACCTCGGGCAGGCAAGGACTCGGAAGAAGCACAAGGAGATGGTGTGATGGCTGACAACAGCAAACCAACAGCCAAGCGGCGCGGTCCTGGCAAGCAGTTCCAGAAGGGCGTATCGGGGAACCCAGGAGGTCGCCCGAAGGAGGTGGCCCATGTGAAGGAGCTCGCCAAGACTCACACCGAGCAAGCGATTTCAACCCTGGCATCAATCATGGGGGACCCTGACGCGCCTCCAGTCGCGCGTGTCAAGTCAGCAGAGGTGCTGCTGGATCGCGCTTGGGGTAAGGCTGAATCGACTGTCAATGTGAAGGATGTTCGAGATGTCCGAGATCTCAGCCGGGCAGAAATTCTCGCCGCACTTGCTGCTCACGGAGTTGTTGGCGAGGCAGGAGGCGGCGACAAGCCTGGCGCGGTTCATTGAATATCGGGATGCGGGCTATCAGCCTGGAGCGCACCACCAGCTTCTGATTCGACACCTCGAAGCCGTCGAGCGTGGCGAGATCGAGCGCCTTATGGTTTGCATGCCGCCTGGCAGCGCCAAGAGCACGTACACCAGCGTCGAGTTCCCGGCGTGGTTCCTTGGGCGCAATCCTTCGCTGTCGGTCATTGCGGCCAGCCACACACAGGAACTGGCGGAGCGCTTCGGGCGCAGGGTGCGCAACATCGTGGCGTCAGATCCGCACGAGCGCGTTTTCGGTGTTGGTGTTGCAGAGGACAGCAGCAGCGCTGGCCGATGGGACACTGGCAAGGGTGGCGAGTACTTCGCCGCGGGCGTGGGCGGTTCGATCACGGGTCGCCGCGCCGACCTCGCTGTTATCGACGACCCGGTGAAGAGCCGCGAGGACGCTGACAGCGAGCGCAGCCGTCAGAAGGCCTGGGATTGGTACACGAATGACCTGCTGACCCGCCTCAAGCCTGGAGCGCGTCAGATCGTCGTCATGACGCGCTGGCACGAGGACGACCTGGGCGGCCGAATCCTTGAGCGTGAGCGCGACCGGTGGACGGTGATCGAGCTGGCCATGGAGGCACTCCCGAACGATCCGCTGGGCCGGCCGGTTGGCGAGCGCCTCTGGCCCGAGTGGTTCACGGACGACATGGTGAAGGTGGCGAAGATGGACGTTCGGGCATGGAATGCGCTGTACCAGCAGCAGCCAGCCAGCGAGGATGGTGACTATTTCAAGCGGGAATGGCTGGATGCTGAATATGACGTGCTTCCCGCCAATCTGCGCATGTACGGCGCCAGCGACTACGCCGTGACTGCTGGTGGTGGCGACTTCACGGAGCATGGCGTCTTCGGCGTGGACGGCGCTGGAAATGTGTTCGTCGCCGACTGGTGGTATGGGCAGACGGAATCGGACGAGTGGATCGACCGCAAATGCGACCTGATCCACGCTCACGAACCTGTCTGCTGGTTCGGTGAGGCTGGACCGATCCGCAAGGCTGTAGAGCCCTTCATGCGCAAGCGGATGTTGGAGCGCCAGGCGATGTGTCGAGTCGAGTGGCTCCCAAGCATCAACGACAAGCCGACGCGATCGCGCGGCTTCCAGGCGCTGTGCAGCATGGGCAAGGTCTTCTGGCCCAAGCATGCAGGCTGGAAAGCTCACGTACAGGGCCAACTCCTTCGCTTCCCGGCCGGCAAGAACGACGACAGTGTGGACGTGTGCGGTCTTTTCAGCCGTGGCCTCAACTACGTGCATGGAACCAAGGCCAAGGGCTACGACTTCACCAAGTCCGCTGCCATGGGCGCGCGGGCGTGACTTGAACGTTAGCCGACTGTCGGCGACAATGAGCGCCAGAGGGTTGATCGTTACGGAAGCCAGGTTAAAACCGTGACGCAGATAAAGTGAGAACTCGCCTCTGCAACGGCAATGAGTTCCTCATCGGGAGTTCGAATCCCCCACGACCAACCCTCTACCTTCATCACAGCGGCGGCGTGGATGGACACGCGGGCAGTGAGGACTGGAGCGGCTTCCGTCAGATCAGCCCGAAAGCTCCAACCCGGTATCAAGCCCGGGACGCTGTGATGAGGGTGAATGCGCAGGCTGATGCGCAACGCTGGGTTTTACGCTCGTTCGAGTCGGGCGCGCGGCGGGATGCAACGGCCCGTCATGCCGGAGATCAGCACCGGCCACCCAACACACACAAGCCCGCCCGGCTCACGCTCGGCGGGCTTTCTCTTGTCATCATCATTCATGTCGCTTGAACTCAAAACGCTTGAACGTTCAAAGTAACTGAACGACAATCGCGCCTCATGGACGCAATCCAAGAGGCTGGGAAGCTTTACAAGGAAGCACTCGACGCGACGCGTGACCAGCGCCGCCAGATCGAGGAGGATCTTGCGTTCACTGACGCTTCCGACCCGCAGCAGTGGGAAGACGACGTGAAGCGTCAGCGTGAGACGGACCCGGGAGGGATTCGTCCGTGCCTGGTCTTCGACCAGATCGGGCAGTACATCCAGAACGTCACGGGCAACATCGAGCAGCAGCCGCCGTCCATGCATGCGCTGCCTGTCGATGGTGGCGCTGATCGCAAGGTTGCTGAGCAGCTGGATGGCTTCTTCAGGCACATTGAATACAGCTCCAAGGCGCAGCAGCACTACATGACTGCCGAGATGTCGGCGGCGCGTGCTGGCGTGGGCTATCTGATCGTGCGCCCGGAGTACGTGAACCGGGCGCTGAACTGGCAGGAGCCGCGCATCAGCAGCGAGGGCGACCCGCTGCGCGTGGTGTTCGATCCGTGGTCTGTGGCGCTGGATGGTGCTGATGCGACCTTCGGGTTTCTGCTTACGCCCTACAGCCATCGCGAGTTCGAGCGGCGCTGGCCCGGCAAGGACAAGGTGTCCTTCGGCGCTGAGGAGCAGCAGCGCGTGCGGGATGAACGCGAGTCCATCCTGGTCGCTGAGGGCTGGACCGTCGATGAGACGACGAAGAACATGGTCGTCGTGAACCTCGATGGCGACCGCATGGCGCTTTCCGAGGACGACTACTGGCTCAAGTGCCAGCAGATGGGGATGCAGATCCCGGTCGAGGGCACCTACAAGGACAGGGTGTGCCAGGTCAAGTGGGCGCGCATGTCGGGCGCCGAGTACCTGGACAAGGAGACGGTCTATCCAGCGGATCAGATCGGCATCGTGCCGGTCTATGGGTACGTCTCGTACAACCAGGGGCGCATGAAGTACTGCGGCATGGGCCGCAAGGCGCGTCATCCGCAGCAGGCGTACAACTACCACCGCTCGGAGATGCAGGCGTACATGAGCCAGGCGCCGAAGGCTCCGTGGTTGACACCTGTGAGGGCCATCCAGGGTCTTGAGCCGCTGTGGGATCGCGCCTCGGTCGACTCGCGGGCCTACCTGCCGTATCACGATGTGGACGAGCAGCAGCAGCCCATTGCGGCTCCGTCCCGCACGCCGCTGTCCGTCAACCTCCAGAACCACGCCGTTGAGGCCGATGTCGCCAAGGCTGACATTCAGGCCGCGCTGGGCATGTACCAGGCCAACCTGGGCGCCCCGAGCAACGAAACGAGTGGTGTTGCCATCGACGCCCGCAAGCAGCAGGGCGAGGCTGCGACAGCTGTCTTCCCGGCCCACCTGAGCGCATCGGTGGCCCAAGTGGGGCGCCTGTGCATGCAGATGATCCCCAAGCTGATCGACACGCCGCGGCAACTGCGAATCCTCGGGATCGACATGACGCCGGGCAAGGTGACGATGAACCCAACCCAGAAGGAGGCGATCAAGGAGACGCCTCAGGGGATGAGCATCAACCCCAACGTCGGGCAATACGACATCCGCGTGGTGGCTGGGGCGTCTTTCGCGACGCAGCGCACGCAGGCGCAGCAGGCCTTCGCCGAGATGATGCGCAACAACCCGAACATGACGCCGGCGATCGCGCCGCTGTGGGCGCACACGCTGGACGTTCCGTATGCCGACAAGCTGGCTCAGGTGCTGACCGCTGTCGCACCGCCCGAGGTGAAGGCGATCCTGCAGCCGCAGGACGAAGGCATGCCCAGCTCCGCTGAGCTGCAGGCCAAGCTTGAGCAGGTGCAGAAGGCGCTGGAAGAGGCGACCAACATCGCCAAGGAAGCCCAGCAGGAGCTGGACGAGTGTCAGGAGAAGCTCAAGAGCCAGTACGCCGATCAAGAGGCCAAGGAGCGCGAGATCGAGATCAAGGCCTACCAGGCTGAGACGGATCGCCTCAAGGTCACGGGCGCGAACGAACAGCAGGTGCAGGCCATCGTCATGGACCTGCTGGCGGCGATGCAAACCCAGCCGCTTCCAACGATGCCGGAGCAGGCTGAGACAGCCGAGATCCACACGCCTCAGCAAGAAGCCGAGGCGATGGGGTATGAGCAGCCCGAGATGCAAGAGCAGCCGATTCAGCCTGAACAAGAGGTGCCGCAATGACGACGTTGGCAGCAGGACAAGCCGTTACGGTGACACTTGGCGACGGTGGATGGATCGCCATTGCCTCCAATGGCGGATTCTGGGCTGCTGATGTCACCCGCACGGAGATTGGCATCGCGCAGAACATGCGCTTCGGACCTCAGCCTGTCCGCCAGGTCCTCGGCCCGTTCAGTGAAGGCGCCACGGTTGTCCTGACGGCAGTCACAGCCAGCCTGACCTATGACGCCTACATCATTGGCAACGGGTCGAGCGACATCGCTGTTGCCGCATCGCAGCAGTTCACGCTGCCTGCCGGTGCGTCTTTGAGTCTGGCAAGCAATGCAGGCTTCTTCACCGTCTCGGTAACGCCGGTCGCGGACGTTCCGAGCGTTCGGCAGTACGGGCCGACGCAGGTCCGCACAGTCCTTGGACCGTATCCGCTCGGGGCGAGCATCACGGTATCCAGCACGAATGCGGCGATCAACTGCAATCTGTACTCGCCGAACTCGCCGCCGCCTTACGAGGCCAACCTGGCGTCGCGCACGCTGGTTCCCAACCTCTATATTTCGTCGGCGACTGCTACCTGGGGCAACTTCCGCAAGGTCGATTACGCCCGCGCGGAGATCGCGGGGCAGGTCCGGGCGCTGGTGCCGAACTGGCGCTACAACGCGGCTAACGAAGTCGGACCGGGCGCGAGCGCGCGCTGCCGCGTATCGATCGAGTACCCGATCGGCAGCACGCCGCAGAAGTTCTCCTTCTCTGTCTTCAGCGGCGACGCCAACAACGGCATCGTAGGCAACAACGCGCAGGTCGAGACGCTGCCGCTGACGCTGAACGTGACAATCCCGGCCGGTGCGAAGTTCCTCTGGCACACGCAGTTCGAGTGCACGTCAGGCATCCTCTGCAACCAGACCACGGCCTACCTGCCAGAGGATGGGGTCGAGCTGAGTACGTCGCCGCTGCCCGACCGTACGGCCACGGGAGGCACCGCCTACGGCACTCCGAGCACCGGACAGACGCACGCGCCGCTGGCACTGATCGGAACAACGGTGTCCCCGAGCATTGCTGGCCATGGCGACAGCAACCAGTTGGGAGCCATCCAACTGGTCACGACCACCTTCGCGGCGAGCGACGAGTTCGGCTACCAGGGGCTGACAGGTCGCTCCGTGGCGCCGTCCTTGCCTTACATGAACCTCGGCAGCTACGGCGACACCATCGCAGCATTCATCGGCTCTGCCGGCACGAAGCGGCGCGCTCAGATGGCGTACTGCTCCCACATCGTCACCGACATCGGCATCAACGACATCGTGATCAACAGCCGCACCGCGGCGCAGGTCTACGCCGACCTGCAGACGCTGCGAGCGATGTTCCCGACGAAGAAGTTCTACGCCCACACGCTTGCGCCGAACACGACTGGCGCGTGGACCGCTGCTGACGGCTCTGACCAGGTGCTCGGGGCCAACGAGGCGCAGCGAGCCGCATACAACGCGCTGCTGATTGCCAACTCGGCCGGCTTCGACGGGATCTTTCAGACGGACCAGTCGATCTCGCTTCCTGGGCGTACGAAATGGCTCGCGCCTGGGTACACGAACGAGGGCACGCACTACACCGTCCAGGCGCAGCTTGCAGTCAAGGACTCGGGCATCGTCAACCCGGCCACCTTCACCAGATAAGGAGTCGCCAATGACCAATGCGCCGTAAGGCGAGCAAACGGCGGACGCCATGCCGCCAGTCATTACCGTGAACCAAGAAACCGCATTGCCACAGGCCGAAGTGTCGGCAGAGGCGAGCGGCCAGCCTGTCGCTGACCAGCTCGACCAATCAACCGAGTCGACGCAGGAGGCACAAGAGGCCAAAGAGCAACCCGAGAAGAAGGAGAAGACGCCGGAGGAGCGAGAGATCGCACGCCTTCGTCGACGCGTCGATAGCCTCACTCGGCAACGCTATGAGCGCGACGCCCAGCTACAGCAGTTGCAATCGCAGCAGCCGTCGCGCAATAATGGCGACCAACATGAATCGCAGGATGACGAGCCTGTACAGCTCTCGAAGCGAGAACTGCAAGACCTGATCGACAGGCGCGCCAAGGAATTGGCGCCGACGATCAAGCAGCAGGACGCAGAGATTGAGCACCGCAAGGCTGTCGTTCAGAACCTGTCGAAAGCATGGGGCCAGGAGAAATTCGACTCCCTGGCATCGGATCTCGACGCCGCCTTTGAAGGCCTGGCGGATCGCAGCGGCAAGCCCAAGCCTGCCACCGACGCGATCTTCGAGAGCGAAGACCCTGCATCCCTGATCGAGTACCTGGCCGACCCCGAGCATGCGGAGGAAGCCGAAGCCATTGCGCGCATGGACCACCTCAAGGCTGGCCGCGCCATCGCAAAGCTTGAGCTCAAGCTCGCCGCGAAGAAGGACGAAGCCAAGCCGCAACCCTCCCGTGCGCAGCCGCCGATTGAGCCGGCGCGAGGGAGGGGCACCGTGAACACCGCTCCTGACCCCCGAGACACCAAGGCGTGGATGAAGTGGGCCAACGAGCAAGAGCGCAACTCGCGCTAAAGGATCATCATGGCAAACGCCCTGCAGACTTCGACCCTCATCACGAATGAGGTTCTGCGCATCGCGCACAACCAATCCGCGTTCCTGGGCAACATGAACACGGACTACGACAAGATGTGGAACGGCAAGTATGCGCCGGGATCCACCATCCAGGCGCGTCGTCCGGTCCAGTTCACCATCCGCAACGGCGCGACGGCGAACATCCAGGACATCACGGAATCGACCGTGCCCGTCACGGTGAATCCGGAGCTGGGCATCGACTTCGCCGTGAGCGACTTCGAACTGGCGACTGCCGTGCGCAATGACGGCACGATCGACGATGCCTTCCGCACCCGCTACCTGAAGCCGGCCGGCCTGCGCATCGCCGCTGAACTGGACTTCCAGCTCGCGACGCTGATCAAGAACCAGACCGCCAACTTCGTCGGCACGCCCGGCACCGGCCCGAGCACGTATCAGGACATCGCCAACGCGCAGATCCCGCTGGACAACTTCGCGTGCCCGCGTGACGGTCTGCGCTACGCAGCGTTCTCGCCGACCGCCAACGCGGCGCTGATCGGCGGCCTGTCGGGCCTGTTCAACGCTGGATCCGCCATCAGCGAGAACTACAAGAAGGGCGTGCTGGGTGATGCGCTGGGGCTCAACATCATGATGAGCCAGAACGTCCCGTCGCACACGGTCGGCCCGCTGGGCGGAACTCCGCTGGTCAACGGCGCCAACCAGGGTCTGATCAACTCTGGTTCGACCGACAACCCTTACGGCGCGACGACCTCGCTGGTGACGGACGGCTGGACGGCCGCCGCGGCCCTGCGGCTGCGCCGCGGTGACGTGTTCACGATCGCGGGCGTCAACTCGGTGAACCCGGAGACGAAGGCGGACACCGGCAACCTGATGCAGTTCGTCGTGACTGCCGACACCTCGTCGGACGCCAGCGGCAACGCGACGGTCGTGATCTCGCCGGCCATCATCGCCGGTGGCGCGTACCAGAACGTCACCGCCCGGCCCGCCGACAACGCCGCCATCACCGTGGTCACCGGCACCGCCAACACGACCTATCGGCAGAACCTGTTCTGGCACCGTGACGCGATCACCTTCGTGTCGCCGGAGCTGGAAGTGCCGAAGAACATGGACATGGCGTCCGTGTCGTCCCTGGCGGACGAAGGCTCGATCAGCCTGCGCTTCGTGCGCGGTTACGACATCACCAACAACCGCCGCATCAGCCGCTTCGACGTGCTGTGGGGCGCTGCGGTGACGCTGCCGAACTGGGTGGCTCGTCGGACCTCGTGATGAGGCAATGAAGCGGGGCCTTCGGGCCTCGCTTTCAATCCAACAGGAGAAGCTATGTATCCCCTGAACATGAAGACGGCCGGCGATCAGCCCGGCTTTGCCGTTGCAAACGACGAGGCCGAGCATGCGGCGCTGTCCGAGCTGGGCTATCTGCCCAAGCTGGAAGTCGCTGAGGAATCGGTCGACACCGAGGGCGAAGGCGTGATGAGCAAGGCCGAAGTGATGGCCGAGCTGGACAAGGCCGGGATCGAGTATGACAAGCGCTGGGGCCTGGAGCGTCTGAAGTCGCTGCTGCCGGCCTGAAGCCATGACCAAGGCCATCGATATCATCACCGATGCGATGAGCTTCGGGCTCAATCGTCTGAGCCCGGGCGAGACGCTGGATGCGGACACGGCCAACGTGTGCCTGCAGGCGCTCAACAGCATCGTGGATGAGATCAACGGCCTTGAGTCGTTCCTGTTCAAGGAGCAGCTCATTCAGTCGATCCCGATCACTGGCACGGTGGCGTCGCTCGGCGTGGCGTGGCCGACCGTTACGCCCGGGTCGAAGATCCTCAGCGCGACGGTGCAGTACCAAGTCGGGCTCGACTACCCGCTTGAGTCGCTGACGATGGATCAGTACAGCGTGATTCCCCTCAAGAACGTGTCCGTCTTCCCGCGCTACTACGCGTATGACGGGTATTCGAACCTGTTCCTGTACCCCGCTGCCGCTGGTCAGACGATCACGCTGCGCGTGCACCAGTTCTTCAGCCAGTTCGCGGATCTGTTGACGGACTACGGCATGCCTGCCGGGTTCCGATCGGCCTTCGCTGACCTGCTGGCCAAGAAGATGGCCAAAGTCCTGCTCGGATCGACGACTCCCGACATCGAGATAGCCGCCGCCGCCGCCAAGCGCCGCGTCGCCGCGCAAACGGTGAGCCCAGCGATCATCAATGGTCGTCGTCCTGCCGGGAACATCCTCAGTGGGTGGTACGTCTGATGGCTGGCCGTCAAGAAGTCAAGTGCATTGGCCCGTCGTACCAACTGGCCGATCGAAAGGCCGCCGTTCAGCGGTCAGTGAACCTCTACCTGCGGCAGATCGAAGGTCTTGGCGAGGACCGAGCACTCATTCTCGACAGCTCGCCAGGTCTTCGGACGCTGGTCGACCTCGGCGCCACGCTGCGCGGCTCATACAACGCCTACGGGCGCTGGTTTGTGGTCGCTGGCTCGACGCTCTACGAGGTGCAAACGAGCGGGGCATACGTCAATCGCGGCTCGCTCGTGTCGAGCACAGGCTACGTGAGCATGAAGTCGGGTCGCGATCAGCTCGTGATCGTTGACGGTGCGAATGGCTACGTCTTCAACATGACGACCAACACCTTCAACCAGATCACGGACCCGGACTGGCGCGGATCCAACTGGGTTGAGGAGCTGGATGGCTACTTCGTCTTCGTGGCGCCTGACTCGGATCAGTTCTATCTCTCGGCCATCGACGACGGATCGAATTACGACGCGCTCGACTTCAGCTCGGCGGATGCCCAGCCGGACAACATCATCACCCATCGGGTGAAGAAGCGAGAGCTGTTCCTGTTCGGCATGGTCTCGACCGAAGTCTGGATCAACAGCGGCGACGCCGATTTCCCGTTCGTTCGATACAACTCCACCCCGATCGATGTGGGCATCGTCGGGAATCGAGCGGCCATCTTTGCGGGCGACACCCTGATTTTCGTGGGCCAGACGGTCAACGGGGCAGGCTACGTCTACGAGATGCAGGGCCACCAGCCGGTGCGAATCTCCACACAGGCGGTCGAGGAGGCGATGCAGTCGTCGACGGACCTGTCGCAGGTGTCGATGTGGACCTACCAGACCGACGGCAACGAGTTCGTCGGCATCAATGCGCCAGGTTTGGAAACGACCTGGGTGTTTGACTTCTCGACCAGGCAGTGGCACGAGCGCGCTGACTTCGAGAACGGAGAGTTTCTCCCGCTGCGGGCCGACATCGTGAACTTCGTTGGGAACCGGCACTACGCGACGGCTGGCACGAAGCTCTACCGCGTCGATGCTACGTACTTCAAGAACGGGGACGATCCGCTAGTGCGTGAGCGCACGTGGCCGCATCTGGTGACGCCGAGCCTAGAGCCCATCGCATACCGTGGCCTGGAGCTGCAGTGCAAGACCGGAGAAGGCGGCGCCATCACACTGGAGATCAGCAACGACGGCGGATACGTCTACGGCCCTCCGCTGGCTCGCGCGCTCGGTGCGGTT